GATTTTGATCATACCTTATATTAGGTGTTTTTGGATTATATACAAAGACATAGAATTTTCCTACTTCTGGTGTTTTATTACCTTCTTCTAAGACACCAAGAATTTCCATCATCAAATCATCAGCATCTTCCGTGCCGATTAAATTATCCTTAATGTCTTTAACTCTACTCATTTAATTCCTAGTTCTTTCTCTGTAATGACTTTAAATTGCCATTGTCTATCAGCACAATATTCTCTTGCTTCTTTCCATTTTGTTTGGTTTATGGCATATGTATATGCTTCATTAATATATCTTTTAGTTTGCCTTTTTGGTTTTTTAGGTGGACTGCATTGTTTTAATGGTTTTACTTCAATAACATATTTTTTTATACTACCATCAGATTCTCTTACTTTCATGTAGAAATCTGGAAAGTATCTGTGTTTACGATGATCAACTGGAGACACATAATCTATTGCTATTTCTTCACTGTTCCATTCTAATACATTAGCATTAGAATCACAGTAAACCATGAATTTCCTTTCCCACAATGATCTAAAAGTTATATTCGTAGGATCACCTTTATATTTGTGAGGAGAAGTTGGATAATACTTTCCTTTATAAGCCATCTAAATAGAAATGATATAGTAGAACTATTTAGAGTGCCTGTTCCAATACCAAAGAAGATATCCCAAATTCTTCCAACATTCCAAAATGTTGCTCAGACTTCTCATTACTTAGTTAATTTTGGTCTTCCGTCTAAAGGATTAAGATCTCATTTACAGGCTAGAGGAGTTGATCATAGATTTCATATGAATGAAATAGGACTATTGTGTAGTGCTGCTGTTTTACCTGGATCTGCTTTTGCAACTGAACTTGTAAGGAGTAATTATCAAGGTGTTATGGAAAGTATGCCCCATACAAGAAACTTTACTGAAATACAATTAGAATTTTATGTTGATAACGAATATAAATCACTTAAATTTTTAGAACATTGGATGGAATATATTACTGGTGGATCTGGGGCAGATCCTTCAGACGATGCATATAATTTTCAGTTAAATTATCCAGAATTGTATAAATCTGAAACAACAACTATTACAAAGTTTGAAAGAAATTATAGACAAAGACTTGAATATACATTCCGTGGACTATATCCAAAATCATTGAGTATGGCAAGAGTTGCTTATCAATCTTCTCAGATATTGAGAACAACAGCATCCTTTGCATTTGATAGGTATATTTGTGGTTCGGACAGATCTTCAGATAGGAGAAGAGGTACTGATAATAATAAGGTTAGTTCTAATTCTGCAGCTAATAGATTATATAATAATGCTGGTTCGTATAATCCAAATGATTTTGCTGCACCTTCACCAGGAAAGGTTGAGTTGTTAAATGCATCTCAACAACAGATTGATACTCTTAGAAATTATGGATCAAAAAATTATGATAATGTTACTGGTGGTACTGTTATAAGTGAGGGTAGGGTACTTTAAAAAAACCCCTATAAATAAAAATACTGAAGTGCTATACACATTATGCCCTTACCAAAAATTTCTGCACCCTCTTATGAGTTGGTTATTCCTTCGTCTAAAAAGAAAATTAAATATAGACCTTTTTTAGTTAAAGAAGAAAAAATACTTATTTTGGCTATGGAAAGTCAAGATACTAAACAGATAGCAAATGCTGTAAAAGATGTTATTTCTCATTGTATTTTAACTAGAGGTATAAAAGTTGATAGATTATCAACATTTGATATTGAATATCTATTTCTTAATATTCGTGGAAAATCTGTTGGTGAAGAAGTTGAAATTATGGTAACTTGTCCTGATGATGGAAAAACTCAAGTTGCAACAATGATTAATTTGGATGATATACAAGTCCAAGTAAATGATGATCATAATCCAGATATTAAATTGGATGATGAATATTCAATGAGAATGAAGTATCCTTCTATGGATGAATTTATAAAAACTAATTTTGCAACAGGTGATGTTAATGTTGATGATACATTTAAATTAATTTCATCTTGTATCGATCAAGTATATTCTGAAGACGAGTCTTGGACTGCTGCAGATTGTACTAAAAAGGAGTTAACTGATTTTATTGAATCTCTTAATTCAAAACAGTTTAAGGATGTTGAAAAGTTTTTTGAGACAATGCCTAAACTATCTCATACAGTTAAGGTAACTAATCCAGAAACAAAAGTTGAGAATGAAATTGTATTGGAGGGACTACAAAGTTTTTTCGTGTAAGTATGGCTCATGAAGATCTTGAGTCATACTATAAAGTAAATTTTGCCCTAATGCAACATCATAAATATAGCTTAACAGAGCTAGAAAATATGATACCTTGGGAAAGAGAAATTTATTTAACTCTTTTACAACAGTATATTGAAGAAGAAAACCTAAAGGCACAGCAAGCAGCAAACAATGGCTGAAGTAATAACATCACCTATAGCAAGAAGCATTAATGCTATTAACAGAAGATTTTCTGCTAGTGCTTTTGGACCTTCTATGAATGCCATTAAAGGTGATAGAAATTCTCCAGTAGATCCTGAGTTAACTAGGATAATTATTAGGAATACTAATGCAGTAAACACAGTTACTACACAATTAACCAATGTTGCTAGTCAGGTTAGTGTTTTAACTCAATCATTAAATGCAATATCACAAAGCTTAGCTTTAAGTTCTCAGTTAGAAGATCAGAGGATGAATGCTGAGGCTAATAGACAGCGTCAATTAGCAACAATAGGTCTTAGAGAAGGAAAAGAAGGATCAATAGAAAAGAAGATAGCTAGTGCTGCATTAACACCTGTTGAATTTCTTGCTAAAAAGGCAACAAATATATTATCTGCTTTAGGGTCATATTTTAGTACTATTTTGTTTGGGTGGTTATCAACTCAGACTCTTGATTTATTGTCTGCTCTTGCATCTGGTAATGAGGAAAAGATAAGAGAGATAAGAAATACAATTATTAAAGGTATTGCAATTGCTGCTGGTGCATTTATAGGGGTAAATGTAGTTATCACTGCTTTGGCATTAAGTCTTAAAGGACTTGTTAAGAAAATAGTTTCAATTACTTTTAATGGATTAATAAAAAAACCATTTATAAGTTTAGTTAATTTATTCAGAAAAGGAGCAGGTGCTAGTTTAATTCAAGGTGGTATCAGAAACAATGTTCCACCAGTAAATATGGGTCAAACAAAAAATTTGTTGCCTGGAAAAGTAGGTCCTCTTGGTAGAATTGGAAATTTCTTTAAGTCTTCTTGGGCACCTGGTTTACTTGATGCTGGTCTTGATGTTGCAAGTGGTAAAGATCCTGTTGGTGCTGCAATTGATACCACTGGTGGATTGGGTGGTGCATCATTAATGAGTAAACTACCAATTAAAAATAAACCGTTAAGATTTGGAGCAAAACTTCTAGGATTTTTTGGTGGAAAAAATCTTACTGAGAGTCAAAGACTGAATGCTATAGGTGGTGAAAAATTTAATGGTAATCAGCAGCAGAATCAAGGTGGTCTTACAGATTCGCAGAAGAATTATTATAAACAAGAACTGATGAAGGGGAGATCATATGAAGATATAGATGCAGAATTATCTCCTAAATCTCCTAAAAAAGATACAAAACCTCAAGGACTTATGAGGGGACTTGCTGGAACAGCAGACTTCTTATCATTTGGAGTAACTGACTTTGATAAAAGAGGTGATTTAGTTAAAGGTAGTACAAATAAGAAAGATTTAAATAAACAAACTAATCTTGCTCTAGCAGAACCAGCACCTGAAATTATTAATATGAATGGTGGTCAAGATCAAACAGCACAAGCTCCTAGAGGTAGTTCTGGAACTGGTGGAATGGGTGGTAGTGTTCCTAAAATACCTGCAAATAATAATGATAATAATTATGTTTATTCTGGATTTAGAGAATATCAAATAGCACCTGTATAAGTAAATGGCATCTTCTCAAGTAGTTAAGAGCTTAGTTCTTAGATCTTCTCTTAATTTAAAAGCTATATCAGAATCAAGTAAGAGTTTTTCTTCTGGAATTAAGAAAGCAAGTGGTTATACTCGTGATATTTCTGAGAGTCTTCAGAAGAGTGTTATATCAAAAAGAAAATTAATAGCTAATGATCAGTCATTTTTTAGAAAAAGAAGAGATGCTGTAAAGAGAAAAGAAAATGAAAGTATTATTGAAGCATCTGGTATTTCGGGAGCTGTAAAAAGATCAGCAAAAATTATTTCTGATAGTACTAAAGGATTATTTGGTAGAGTATTGGATTTTGTTGGTTATACTATGGCTGGGTGGTTAATTACTCAATTACCAACAATTATTAAGGGTGCTTCAGAATTGATGATGAGAATACAGAAGCTTGTTGATAGAGTTTCTAGATGGATTAATATTGTTGTTGGTGTATTTACAGGACTAGATTTTGATTTGGAAGTAGAGAAAAGTAAAATAGATTCTGTTAGGTTGCAAGAAAATGCAAATGACCTTAATAAGGAAGGAACAAACCTTGGTAGGGCTATGGCTGGATTAGAATCCCAGATAGATCAAGGTGCAAAGGAAGTAAATATTGCTGTTGATGAAGAGAATAAGAATAGAAAAGATGAAGAAGATGAAAATGAAGGAAAAAATCAATGGTGGGATCCTCTTAATTTAGTTCCAAATAAAAAGGAGGAAGTAGAGGAAGAGAAGCAAGAGCAACCAGAAGTAGAAGTTAAAAAGCAAGTCCAGCCACAAGAAGAATTAATTCCTACTAAGAAAAAAGAACAAAAGAATGAAGATGTATTTGCTGATGAACCAGATTATGAAAATGATCGGGAATCATGGAATAAATGGAATCAAAAAGAAAGTGATGCATTGAAAAATGATCCAGAAAGTAGTGGATTTGAAATGTTTGAGGATGGTGGTATAATAAAAGGAAAATCTCATAAAGAAGGAGGAGAAAATATTAATGTTGAGGGTGGTGAAGCTGTTATACCTAAAAAGAGTGTAGATAGTTACGGACCAGAATTTATCAATAGGATTATCCAAAATAAAGAACAGGATAATGTTACTAAATTAAGAGCAGCAAGAAGTTTGATGGAAAAACTTGTTGATCAACATAAAGATGATAATATGGGTTCTATAACAATAGATGAATTTGATAAGATAAAAGAGCAGACAATGGATAAATTGAAGCAGTCTCTTAGTGGATTCACAAAAGAAATAACACAAACTGTAAGTACTAAAGCAAATAAAGAACTTGTAAAAGCAATAGAACCAACAAAGGATATGATGAAGTCTCTTTCTACTCCAAGAAAAGGATCGGTCATTTATATGTTAAATAATCAGGGAGGTTCAGGTTCTAGCACTCCTTCTGCTCCTCCAGCAACTTCTAAAAAAACTAAAACAATTGTGATAAATCACAAACGTGATATGTATAAAAAAATAGCATCAACATTATACGCATATACCTAATGTCAGCAGTAGATCCATCCATATACGAAGAAATTATAATTGAATCGGCAGACGGTTCAAAGACGGTTGATATAGCTGCTGGTGTAGTTATGATTGATTATTATGAAGATATTATTTCACCAACAATTACTGTAAAGATACAAGTAGTTAATGATGGTGGAACTATTAAAGGACCTGATGGGAAGTTACAGACTGTATATAATGGTTTACCTTTAAGAGGTGGTGAAAGAGTTAAACTTAAAGTGCTTGGTAACAATGATAATAATCCAGGACTTGATTTTGCTACTGATACTGAAAAGTACTTATTTGTTTCTAGTATTACTAATGTATATTCTAAGACTGAAAGTGAATCATTTACTTTAAACTTAGTTTCTCGTGAAGCAATAACCAATGAAACAACAAGAGTTGGTAGAAAGTTTTCAACTGGTTCTAAGATTAGTGAATCTGTTAAAACAATTGTTAAAGATAAAAAGTATTTGAGTACTAATAAAAAGATAACTTGTGATGAAACTCAGAATAAGTATGGTTTTATTGGGAATATGAGGAAACCTTTTACTGTTTTAACTTGGTTAGCATCTAAAGGTGTTCCTGCAAAAACTAAAAAGAGTTCAGGAACTGCTGGATATTTTTTCTATGAGACTAAAAGTGGATATAATTTTAAATCTATTGATAGTATGATATCTGGAAAACCATTTAAAATGACTTATGAATTTACTGAAGTTATTCAAAAAGGTGAGGGTAATGATTATAAAATTATAGATTACAGTACAAATCAAAATCAAGATTTATTGGGAAACTTACAGAGAGGTACATATTGTAGTCAGAGAATATTCTTTAATCCATATACTTTTGAGTATACAGATCCTGCAAAGGGTTTATTTAAATTATCAGATTACAAAACAAACACTGAAAATTTAGGTAAAGATATAAAATTGCCAAAAATAAATCCTAAAGATACTAGGACTTTAGGAGATATTCCTAGCAGAAATGTTACGGCAATTCTTGATGTTGGTACAATGGAACAAGATGCTTCTACTGATTCAAAGAATGCTGATCCTGGTAAAACACAATCTCAGGCAATGATGAGATATAATACTTTGTTTACTCAGATGATTTCTATGACGGTTCCATCAAATACTGAGTTGGAAGCTGGGACTATTATTAAATGTATTTTTCCTAGAATTAGTAAGGAGGAAAAAAAGGATACTGATCCTGAACAAAGTGGTCTATATATGATTAAGGAATTGTGTCATCATTTCGATCCAACAGGATCATATACTTCATTAACATTAATAAGCGATACATTCGGATCTAGACCATCATGATAGAACAGTCACTATTAAAAAGTAATTTTGTAGGAAGAGATGGTTTTCGTTGGTGGATAGGACAAATCGCACCAGAAGATTGTCAAGGTGATCAAATAAATCAGGAAGGATCTGCTTGGGGTAATAGGATTAAAGTCCGTATTATGGGATATCATCCTCAAGATCTTACTGAATTGAAGAATGTTGATCTTCCTTGGGCACAGGTTTTATTACCAACTACTGCAGGATCTGGTGGTGCTGATAGATTTAGATCTATTAGATTGAGTCCAGGTGACAGTGTATTTGGGTTTTTCCTTGACGGTGATGATGCACAACTACCTGTTATTGTAGGTCTTTTTGGTAGAACTAAAGGTCAATTCCCATCTAAAGATTATAGTATGCCTTTTGCACCTTTTACTGGGTATACTTCTAAGATTAAAAATGATGGTTCATACTTCTTGAAGACTGAGGTTGGTGAGCAATCTTCTAGTGCTCAAGCATTACCAGTGCAACTTCCTGAGAAGTTAGTTAAAAAATTAAATGATAAATTAGAAGATGTTGAAAAATTAAGATCTACTCATCCAGTTATTGGTAAAGTTATCAATCTTGCTAGTAATGAATCAACTTCTACAATAAGTGAAATAAAAGATCAAGTTGGTGGATTGGTAGATGATATTCAAGGTATGGTTGGTGGTGATAAGTTATCTTCATTAACTGGAGCAGCAAAACAACTATCAAAGAAAAAAATAGGTCTTGTTACTGATAAACTTACTGGATTGTCTGGTGGTTTAGCTTCAAGTATGATGAGTAATCTTACTAGTGAAATGGGACCTAAGTTGAATGGTGGATTGAAAAAGTTATATAAAGGTGTATTTGGTACAGTGTTTGCTGCTACTAAGAGTCGTTCTGAAGCTAAAAAAGCTGGTGCTAAAGCACAGGCAGCCCTACTTAAACCTCTTAAAGCATTTGAAGAAGGTATGCCCTGTATTATGCAGAACATTATAGGTGGTTTGAAAGACACTATTAGTGGAATGCTTAGTGGATTATTGGATAATGTTAAGAATTTTGTTTCTTGTGTTGGTGATCAATTTATTGGTGGATTGATGAATCAAATTATTGGGGGTATTACTAAAGGTCTTGGACCACTTTTGGGTGGAATAGGTAGTATATTAGGTGGATTTAGTCCTGGTGATTTTTTAAGAGGTAAGGCAGAGGCATTACTTAATGTTGCTAAAATGTTTGAATGTGAAACACCACCATCAGCATCTGGAAAGGAAGTTACTAAATGGGTTCTAGGTAAAGGACCAGTAGAAGCTGCTGAAATTGCTATTGATAAGATATTATCTGTTGCTAATACTGCTGATAAGTTAACAGAAGGTTTGGTTGATGCTGGTCAAAAACTAAGTATAGCAACTGGATCTTTAGGTGTATTTGATTTCTTGAATCCTAGTGTATCTGTTCCTGGATTTAAGAGTCCATTGGGTGAGTGTTATGGTGGACCTCCATTAAAATGTGCTGGAATTAAAGTTAAAATTTTTGGTAGTGATGGAGTTGGTGCAAATGCCAGAGCAATTTTAGGTAATAGAATTGGAACTGGCGTTGAGGCAGTTGGTAGTCTTATTGGTATTGATTTGAAGAGTGGTGGATCTGGATATACAAGACCACCTTTTGTAGAAATAACTGATGAATGTAATCAAGGATATGGTGCAGTTGCAAGAGCAGTAATTGATTATGATGAAGATTCTCCTACTTATCAGCAAATAACTGATATCTATGTTGTATCAGAAGGTGAAAATTATCCAATTAAAGATCCAGATGATGAAGAACCAGTGGTAATTGATCGTGTTACTATTATTAATCCTGGACAAGATTATGATAAAGATGATGTGGTTACTGATGATGATGGTAATGAATATACAACTTATGTTGATAACTTTGGAAGAATAGTTAATGTTATACCACCAAGTGCTGCAATAATCAATGTTAAGGAGATAACTAAGTTACCAGAACTTAAAATTGATACAAGAACAGGTTATGGTGCTATCTTGAAACCAAGATTAGGAGAAAGACCTCCATATCAAGGTGAAGTTAAGCAAGTTATTGATTGTATTAGTTGAAATAAATAACATTGTATAGGTAGTATAAATGTCTAATAAAACATCTTGGCAAAGCAGATCCGTTGATTCATTCGGACCTAATTTTAAAATAGAAACAGCAAGTCCAAAATTTGGTATGTCTGGTTCTAGAATATATGCTATAACTGGTAGTTCTGAGTCTGGTAATACTAGTATAGAGATGGCTGATACTGGAAATTTAGATATTACTGTTGATGAAACTCTTACTCTTGCTGGTGGTGGAGGAAAGGGTAATGCAGGTGCAGAAGGATCAGATAAAGGAGTTAATATAGTATCTACAAATGGAACGGGTATTAGTATTACTGCAGATAATGGAAAAATTACTATAAAGGGTAATGCTATATTAATAAAATCTGATACTACGATAGAGTTTGAAGCTGGTGGTGATATTAACTTTAAAAATAAAGGTAATAGTATAAATCTTAATTGTGAAACCTTAAATACAACTGCTAAATACTCCAGCACTCTCTGGATAAGAGATGTTAGTTGGATGGGAATGTGCTATTCAGGAACTCAAATACCAGTAGGACCTCAAGGATAAGATATGGCAGAATCCGACAATTTTGAAGGTTTAAACGAAGGAGAAAATTATAGAATTGGTAATGTATCCGAATTCTATAATGATGTCTATGTCTATGGAACTCTTTATGCGGATTTATTTGGTAACGCAGATTTTGGTGATGGATTAAATATAAATGTTCAAAATTTAAATGTAAGTGGTATTGCTACATTTAATAATGATGTTTTTATTAATGCAGAATTATATACAGATTATTTAACAGTAAAACATAGATTTAATGTTGGTTCTGCTGGAACTGTTTTTGTTGCTATATCTTCTCAAAAAGATGCTGATGATGGTCAGACGGCAGGTCGGGTTGGAATTGGAACTACGCAACCTGATGCTAGATTCCAAGTCGGTGCTGCAAATACTTCTTTTGTTGTTACTGAGGAAGGTCTAGTTGGTATTGGAACTACCGTACCAGGTAGTAAATTCCAAGTTGGTGTTGAATGTTTACATGTTCTTACTAACCCGTGTAGAGTTGGTATTGGGACTACTTTACCTGCAGATTTATTGCAGGTTGGTAGTAAAGAAAATTCTGTTACATTTAATAAAGTTGCCGACAAAATTAATGTAGGTGTTGGAAGTGTTATACCTCTTGGTAGATTTCAAGTTAATGCTGAAGATAATATATTCATAGTTGATGACGATGGTCGAGTAGGGATTGGTAGTACATATCCCAATCAGATACCTGGATATACTGAAGCTGCTGATGGTGATGTAAAATTAAATGTAGAAGGATCAGTTAAGATTGATCGAAATATAATTGACTCTTCTGATTCTCCAGGTGCAAATGGATACTATTTAAATCGAGATGGTAATGGAATTAGATGGGTACAGGCATCTCCAGTATCATTGGATGGAATGTATGTGCAGGATGAGCACGTAGATTTACCTTTAGGTGGAACAGCACAATTATTCCAGTGGTTGAATTTTACACAAAAGAATAGTTTAGGTCTTGGTACTGATACCACAATTCCTATTCCAGATCCAAATAATCCTACTGCGATTGCAAGAATACAAACACAAGATTATTGGGGTCACGTTAATACAGATAATGATTCTCCAATCTATAGGATGACTAAGGTTGGTATTAAGAATAATAATCCAACAGTAGAGTTAGATGTAACTGGAGAACTTCATGTAACTGATGATGTTAAATTTGATGCTAAGTTAGAAGTAGATAGTTCAACAACACTTAATAATACATTAACTGTTGCAGGTGAAACTAGATTTAATGATACTACCGAGTCAACTTTCTCAACTGATGGATCAGTTCAGATGGATGGTGGTCTTGGTGTTTCTAAGAGATTAAATATTGGTGGAAAAGCGATAATAGAAGATACTACAGAATCTATTTCTTGTACCACTGGTGCTTTAGTTGTATATGGTGGACTTGGTGTTGCTAAAAATTTAAATGTTTGTGGATCTCAAATTTTATCAGGAAGCCTTAGAATTAACTCTACAATACCATCTACTGATTGTACTACGGGTGCTTTAGTAATTGGTGGTGGTCTTGGTGTTGCTGGAGATTTAAATGTATGTGGTGATGAACATATTTTTGGAACTACTCAATCAACTAATAAAGATACTGGTGCTTTGGTTGTTGAAGGTGGTGTAGGTATTGAAAAGAATTTAAATGTAGGTTCAAATACAAAACTAATTGGTACATTAGAATTAGAGAACCAATTAATTGATATTGATAATGTTGTTGGATTTGATGCAACTAGAGCTCAGAATGATTATAGATTATCAGCTACTAATTCTGGTGTTAAGTGGAGACCTTCTGGAGTAGAAACCGAGAATATAATTTATGTTACTAGAGATGGTGATGATGGTAATAGTGGGTTCTTAGAAGGTGATGCAAAGAGAACTATTGGTGCAGCAGCAGCGATAGCACAAGAAGGAGATACAATTAAGGTTCGTTCTGGTGTTTATAATGAAAATAATCCAATTGGATTAAGGAATAAGGTTACTATTACTGGAGAGGATATTAGACTAGTAACTATTGTACCTAATAATATTAATAAGGATGTATTCCATGTTAGAAATGGTTGTTTAATTGAGAATCTTAACTTTGCTGGTGCAACTATAACTACGAATCATGAAGATTGTGCTGCAGTTGCTTTCCCACCAACTCAAACATATATTAATGCTGGAATATCATATGGTGCTGAAACTGGATTTACTGATGCTGGTCCTGCTAATGAAGGTCCAAATGGTAGATATAGAAGTCCATATGTTAGAAACTGTACTAACTTTATGACTGGTAGTATTGGTATGAGGATTAATGGACATCATGTTGATGCTTCTTACACTGGTACTAATGATCTAGGTCAAGATTTAAAGAGTATGGTTTGTGATGCGTTTACTCAGTATAATGAAGCAGGTATTGGTGTTTCTATTTCTAATAATGCTTATGCTCAGTTAGTTTCTATATTCACTATTGGTTGTAAGATTGCTATTGGATGTACATCTGGAGGACAATGTGACTTAACAAACTCTAACTCATCATTTGGTACTTTTGGATTAGTTGCTGATGGTACTGGTGTTGTTGAGTTTGATGGATTTTTGAATGATCCTATTGATGGAGAATCTGATAAGGTTGTATTGAATAATTGTCAAGATCAAGATAATAATAATAGAACTCCTTTTGATGGACAAGCAGCATATTTTCATTTAGATATGAATGATTATGCAGATACACCATCAACAGTACAAATATCTGAACCTATGCAGTTCATTAGATCTGTTAATATTGTTAATGGTGGTAATCCTGGTGATTATAGTGCAGGTGCTCCTCCAATTATCACTGCTGTTTTACCTGAAGGTCCAGAGTCAATTCTTGCAGAATTTTCTCCTAATGTAAGTGCTGCAGGAACTATTACTTCTGTTGATGTAAT